NAAAGCCATCCAATGCTTTTTGATTTTGTCAAGAAAGCCTTTTTGCTCCCCGAATTGCTGCTTGTTTATTCTCGCGATCTTCTCGTTCTTGGCTTTCTCGGCCCTGACGATGTCGTTCGCAGTGGAGGACGAGTGACTTTTGATTTTGTCATAGTTCTTGTTTATATTGGCCCGCATTTGGTCATAGGTGGCTTCGGACTTCTTGCCCATGACCTTCCAGGCCTTCTCGATCTCGGTTAGGGTCTTTTTGCCCTTGGTTTTTGCCTTATCCAGACCGTCTGTATACTTCTTTTTATCGAGGTCCAGCTCCGCGAAAATTTTTCCAACAGCTCTAGCCATTAATCATCCGTTTAAAAGTATCGATTTGATGCTCGATTTTGAGGCATTCAACGCTGGGCGCATAAAGGGCGTATAATACTCCACAAGCTGTGCGTAAAATACCTTTTTTGTGCCTGCATAGACCCTGATATTGCGTCTGCGGCTTGCTTCTTCTCCATGTTTTTCAACAACCCTGATTGTTTTCACCAAGGCCCCCGCATCGCGGGCCGTCCAGTATTGTCCTGCATATCTTCCGGTTCGGTACATAGGGCGGCTTATGGTTCCTCTGGGGCATTTGGCACGGGCTTTTTGGGCGACAACTTCGGCGCCTTTTCTTAGACGCCCCATTGCATTGTGCGTGATTTCCTTATCCGCAACCTTGGGATTCCAGAATGCGACTTTTCCCACTATCTTATCCTCTTTAAATATCCTTTCGGATTCCACGTTATCAGAAAAGACTCCCTGCTTCTGTCGCTTTCAAAATCGGGATTTATCCCAAGAAACGCCTCGATAGCCTCATAAGGACCGGGAGACGGACCGACAGATAATCCATGATGGCATATGCTGTCCTCGACTATGAAATAGCCACCCGGCTTTATCAGGGGAGAATATGTCATCAATACTTTTATGGTATTATCAAACGTATGTGCGCTGTCCTCAATTATCAAAACATTATCATCCTCCGAGATTAGCTCTTTTACTTTCTCAAAGGATTCGCAAGCGTCCCCTTCAATAAGTTTTATCCTAGAATGATTTCTGACAGGATGAGGTACCTTACTATGGGATATATCAAGACCCATGACTTTGCCATTTCCCATATTATCACAAATATGGGCCAGGGCCAGAGTGCTGCCACCGCAGTGTGTACCTATCTCGATTATGACATCTGACTTTTGTTCAAATATAATTTCTCGATATATCCAAAAATCAAGCGGACTCTTAACGGCTGGAATGCCAAAATAGGTCGAGCGTGTCAGGCTTCGCTCCTGAAGGATTTCCAAAATTGCATTCAATGGCATATCAAGGCTTTCTTCCATCATGATTCTTTTCTTCTTATTCGAGTAAGCCATTCTTGAGACATAAATAAAACTTTTTCAAAATATTGCTGTCTATTTTTGATTTTATATAATTTCATGGCTTTATAGATAGCTTCATGATTTATATCTACTGGACCGTTAAATCCCATAATCAATTGCTGTCTAACTAAAAGGAAAATTTTGATCGCATCATCGTTTTCCTCAAGATATTTCGGTCTGCAAATATCACAAAGTGGTTCTTCTGGGGGATTTCTTTTACCGTAGAGTTCGCGACATCCTTCACAAGCCTCTTTTCTGGATAATCCTGTATGAGAATAAGCATCATACCACTCTACGGTGTCGGTGAGTTTTTTTCCGTCACCTTGGCCTGGATCTTGGAAGCATTCTGCTGTAATTCAAAGCAACGGGCTATGAAGCGGTCAAATACAGGTATGGCAAGAAGCCTGATTTTGTTTTCCTTGGTGCATTTAATGGGTTTTCCTTTGGCGTCAAAGAAATCTTCAAAATCCGTTATCGCATAGTCAAACGCATCCTCGCGCTCTTGCGCCTCTTCCTCCGCTGTCTGGGGATAATATTCAACCCGCTCCATCGCCCGTGTGCTAGGGTTCCGTACAAACTCGGACTTCTTTTTGCGGTTGCGCTGTCTTTCCCGCCAAAATGGTCCCATATCCCTGATACACACTCTGCCGGTTCCCGGTTTCGGATCATCATAAGTTACATCGCCGGTCTTAATGTCTATGCGGGACTCAAAAAAATCAAACCAATCCCCTCTGGCTTCATCGAGATCAAAAAAAATTCCTTTTTCCATGGTATCTCCTTTATATAAAGACCATATGTCCACCAGAGACTACACCCTCAAAGTCCACGGTTCCCATTGAGGATTTCTCCATCGTTATAGATTTGCATTTTGTGATGAGGATATTACCTCCGGTATCTACAGTCCAATATGAGGTATTATCTACAAAGAAATTTAATGTAGATGCATTACTCAACCCGCCCGAAAAAGCTGACGAATTTTGACATGCCGAATTTAGAAGATTCTGCCCCGTAGCGTCAAGCGCATCATAAAGCCCGGAAAAGGTGATCGTTCCGGCATCGCCAACGCTAAAGTATTTCTTCTTGATATCCAGATCCCATGAGTCCTCCTCAATCACTTCCCTGGTGAATCCTCCCAAAGTCCAAGTCCCCAAACCAGCAACTATGTTAGCACCCAACTTAACATTTGCTATTCTTCCTGATACTGTTGCCATTTCAAACCTCCTTTATAGATAAATTTATAGAAAAATCATATGCCCAATCGTTACGACAGCCTCAAAGTCCACGGTTCCCATTGAGGATTTCTCCATCGTTATAGATTTGCATTTTGTGATGAGGATATCGGCCCCGGTATCCGGTCTCCAATACGATGTTCTGTCAACATAGAAACGGAGCGTTACCCCGGTTAAGGACGAATTCTGACAGCAAGAATTGATAAGATCCTGCCCCGTAGCGTCAAGCGCATCATAAAGTCCGGAAAAGGTGATCGTACCCGCATCGCCAACGCTAAAGTGTTTCTTCTTGATATCCAGATCCCATGAATCCTCCTCAATCACTTCCCTGGTAAATCCTCCCAAAGTCCAAGTCCCCAAACCAGCTACTGTATTGCCGTTATACTCTACTTTTGCTATTCTTCCTGATACTGTTGCCATTGTGTGCCTCCTGTTTTTTCTTTAAAGATTTATAAAGCCAATGCGTTTCTTGCGTGATTTCCATAGTTGACAAGTGACCACATTGAATAGACGTATCAACATAGATTTTATGGCCCGCCTTTCTCAAATCGGAGCAAAACCCTATATCCTCACCGACGATTCCGACATAGTCAGGATCGGGATTTGGTCTAAACTTAAACCATTTCCCTGGCGTATGCTCTGGCACATATCCCTTTTCAATCTCACCTAAATATTGTCTTACATTATCTGGTAATTTTGCTGCTTGCTCTGGCGTTGGCTTTAACTTGTTAACTATTTCAATTTCCGCTAAAGCCCTTGCATTCATGTCGTAAAATAGTTGCATATTAAATAATAAACAACCTGTTCCCGTAGCATCAACTTCCTGAAGTGTGCTTGGTTCCCAATCCTCTATAAGTTGATAAGAGTTTATTTCGCCCTTGAACATGATTGGATCAAATGGTGGATAACGCCTATGTACCATAGCTCCCACTAAAGGCAATTTATGTTTTAATAATTTCGTTATCACTTCTATCGGATAAGTCTGGTCCATTTCCATCATAATCAAATGCGAACCTCCGAGAACCATAGTCTCTGAAACAATATTATTTCTTAGTCCATCTATTGGGCCGTTGGTTGCAAAGATAGGCGTAAATTCTGGTCGTTCCATTAGGATAAACGAACGGAAAAATGCAAAATGAATATAAGGCCATGAGCAGGGAAAACCTATACATAATTTAAAATTGCTTATTTTCATTAATTATTTATCCGATTTTGTTACTTCTTTTTTCCTTTTTAATTCCACCTGTTCTCTTTTTTCTTTTTCTTCCATTAATTGTAAGGCTACATCCCGCCGCCCAAGCTGATAATAATAAGCGTGAGCTTGATATAGTTCTTTATTCGATAATTCATCGGTTTCAACATAAGTTGCTTTCGAGATACATATCTTCATGATTATCCCTCCTGTTTTTTAGTACAAATTGCCATTGCATATTCCCCCGTGAAAGTTTCGCAATATTCAGGCGATATGCTGTTTCCGAAAAACTCCTCTTTTCTCTGATAAAGCATTATCACTTCATCAAAGTATTTTCTCAAAAACGGTTCAAAAGTGCTTTTTTGATAATATGTGAAATGGTAGGGATTTCCGCACTCCCCGCCAAGCGGACAAGAAATGATTAATTTCCCGTCTTCTTTCAGTGTCCGCACAATCTCGGAGAGAAACAGCCTGCCGTCCTCAATATGCTCGATAGTTTCAAAGCTAACGATCACATCGTATGAATTTTCAGGATATGGAATATCGCAAATATCAAACACGAAAAAGCGGGGGTTTGGATAATGCGATTTACAATAATCAATCGTCTCTGGGGAAATGTCTCCACCTATTACGGATTCGGCTGTCTCAGCAAGTAAGTCTGATCCATATCCCGCCCCACATGCCACGTCTAAAACCTTCTTATCTTTCACAAACTGAACAGCATATTGATATCGTGCCCAATGTTCTTTCATAACATCAGGTGGCGTTCTAGGGTCTAAAGGGATAGCCCGCTCACCAGTAAAACTAATCTCGCCAGGAAGATATTTCTTTTCAAAATCTTCAATCGATATAGTGGGGAAAGGCTCCTTATTACAATTATTTTTTTTCACTAAATCCTTGTATTTATCAGCCCATTTTTTATTAAATATCTTCTGATTTTTGGCAAGCAACTCTCGATAATCTAGATCCATGGCTTTATGGGTAATTGAACCAAAATGGTGCACATAGCAGTCCTTGGCGATTCCCAATCTGAACCCCGCCTCGATAGCCCTCATGCAATAATCGTCGTCCTCGCAATTTCCCGGCGTGTAAATCTCGTCGAGTAGCCCTATCTTGTCGATGACCTCCCTCTTAATCATCGCACAGAAGAAAAC